GCATCATAATCTTTAATAGAGTTTATATTCCACCAAGAGTTATCAATTCTAATCTTATCATTTAACTTTAATATACTAATATCATATGGTGTTAGATTAAAATAAGCAGTAAGTAACTTACCTGAGTTTATCTGATTGAATGTTCTTCTCCAATGTAGGTTAAATAAATTATTATTTGTATTAGAACCCCAATCATCATTTCTAAAATAAAAATCACAAGGTAGAAAGTTCAAATCAAAAGTAGGATTTGTTGGTCTATCCCAGTGTGCTATGAATGGATATGAACTTGCTGTTGCGAATGATGCTGTACCATAGTTATAGATATAATAATTACCACAAGGATATATACCACCATCATAAAGTATTCTTATATTAGTTTTAGGTGACTGACCATTCCATATAGGACATACAGCACCAAAAGTATTATTAAAGAATGGTGTAGGTGAGAATATAAGTTCTGTTTTTGTTATTTCCTTAACATACTCATTATCAAATATATACTCTGCTTGACCATATACTTCATTAGTAGCGGCTTTATATTGTGTGTTAGCCCAGTCACCATCTTCTTTATAAGTTAGTAAAGCTTTCTTATTAGCAATCTCTGGTAGAAACTTTAAGTCTTGTTCTTTATCTTTAACAAGTTTTTTAGTCCAGTTTTTAACAACACCAGTATCATAATATTCATCTCTTGAACTAATAATAAGTTTATTATTAGTAGTCTTATCAACTTCAACAAAAAGATTATACATTGTTAGAATACTTTTAACAAAATCAGATTGTTTTATATTCTGTGGTATGAACTTATTCATTGTAATTGGTACATTATATCCAATGTCACCATCTAATGAAGCAGTTATTTTAACAGTTGGGTTAGATATAACTATATTATAATATGATGGTGCATTAGAGTTTCCATATCCACCTCCACCACCGAATATACCTACATTACCAAATAAACCTAACTTCTTACCAGGTTCTAATCCAGATGTTTGTAATTTAATAGTTTTAGTACCACTTGTAATAAATCCATTAGCAGCACTACCATTTGCTATTGATACTGTATCATATACTGTACCAATATCATTACCATATATTGTAGTTATCTGTTCTGCTAACCATATTTCAAAAGTATATGAACCATTTAGAAATTCTGGCTCTAATACACCTGATATACTATAATTGAATGTTAGTTCATATGTTAAGAAGTTAGATACAGATGGTATATTAGGGGTTGTATATAAACTATTTACTGGTGAATAACTACCTGACGTGTCACTATCTTCTATATTTAGTGTTATTAGTTCTTGACCTGGGCTCATAACATACCAACTATCATATCCATTTTGTTCAAATACTTGTATTGCATTAGAAGATATACCAGTTGATGCAGTTGCATGAGCTAATACACCATATAATGTGTTTTCATCTGCTGTTGCTCTAACTGCATCACCATTATATGGTATTAAAAGTTTGTCAAATCTTATATCACTTTGTGTTAGTGATAACCATTCATAACTATAACCAGCATTAGAGAAAATATTATCCCAATATTTCTTAGCATAGATTGCTGGTGTAAACTCAATAAGTTCAAAGTTAGCATCATCTTCATATGCTTGATTATATGGCATTATATATTTATAACCATTTGTAATTGTATTACTAAATGATGATATAACATTATTTGCTGTATAGACGTGGTTTAAATCATCCATATTTATATTGTTAAGGTACTTATTACTTATAGTTGTAAAGAAGTCTGAGGTGGCATCTTTTATCAAAACAGTATATGTTATACTATCTTCTAATGTTGAATTACTTTGTGATTTATTTATTGATACTAATTGTAATATAGCATTATCTAAAATGGTTACACCATCTTGAACAATAGCACACTTTTGTATTTGATTTATATCAAATGTTCCTGCTTGTATATTTACATCAAAATAGTTATTCAATAATTTATTATTATTCTTTGTAGATGGTAGTGTAATAGATTTTGAGAATACACCTTTCTTTTTAGATATATCTCTAATGTCTGATATAGCGAAGTTTAATGGTACCGCAGTTGTATCACTACAATCTAATGAACCACCAATTGGGGCAGATGGATATAAACTATCAGTATATAATTTTATTGTTGTTACGTTTAACATAAGTAGTTTTTATTTTTAGATGTTGATAATGTCTTCATTTGCTGATTTAACTGTAACAGTTTTTCTAATCAACCTTTTATTCTTTTGTTTTTGAACTTCAAATGATGTCTCATTCACAGTAACAGAGGTATATATTATTTTTTCTGCTTCCTGTGGTGTTGCATCAACAACTGTTTTCAACCAAACAAATGGACTTGTTAATAATTCTTCAAACATTAAACTCATTTCATTATTCATCCAATTTGTATTTAGTTCTAAATCTTTTGATAAGTTCACTGAGTTTATTGACATACCTCTATCAGTTGTATTATAAACACCACTATAATCACTTACTCCTTCATTATAATAAACTTGTTGTTTACCCATCTCTCTTGTAATAGTACCAGTTTCTTTTGCTCTTAATTGACAAGCAAATGATAATATAGAACCCATTCTATCCATATAATATAATTCATAATTCTCAATCTTACATCTTCTATCTAAATAAACTCTATACCATCTTGATACAGATTGACCACCATCATCAACTACTCTGAATTGTATATTAGCTGTATCATTATATATTGGGTCTTCTGTTGATATTAAATCTTCTAAAGAAATCTTGAATTGTTTTACTGGTCCTTCATTTCCAGTACCATCACTTATTAAAATCTCATTAGAATACAATGTGGTTATATCATTATTTAGATTATATGATAAATAAAAAGTATCATTAGGATATGCTGTTGCAAAATTAAACCATAACGCCTGTGTTGGTGTTATATAGAAATAATCATCTTCACTAAAATAAGTCTCAGAAGAAATTCTTAATGATGTTAGTAATTGAACATCATTATTATAAGCAAAGTAATATAAATCTGAACTATAATTAGGAAAATCAACCCATCTTCTTGCACCATTAAAGGCAAGACTATTTATTTGTATTAAATCTGTGAATGATGTTTTTCTACCATCAGCATATGATATAATACCAGAGGTACTAAAAGTCCCTGTAGTTGGTTTAATAGCATCAATTACAATTGAATATGAATTAGGAACATATAATACTGTGTGTAAACCATTTACAACTGCAAGTGGGTCTGTTAAAGCTAATGTTGTTGTTATATTTAATTGGTCACCTACAACATAAGTATGTGGTGTTGTACTTGGTGACTGAATTAGTCTACAATTATTTGAATTAGTCGCAGTTACTATTTGATTAAATAACCAATTTACTTGATACTCATAACCAAATCTAACATCTGAACTAACATATGAGTTTATACAATTACTTACTGATGATAAACTTCTATCCCAATCAACAGATGTGAAGTTAGATAATGGTTTAGATATATCAATATATCCTGTACCATCTTCTTGTGGTGTAACCTTTGCTGAATATATCTTCTCATTACTTGTATTATAAAGATTTACAATATATCTAAATCCTGATATAGAATAGTTAGGTGAGAAGAACTTATATGTTATTGGGTTATATACTGGTACAAATTGCTCTGGTTGTCCAATAAATTGTATTAAATCAGTAACTGGGTTTATTTGTATATTAGTCAATGAAGTTGCAGTTGCACTTATTGCCATACCATTTTTAGTATTTATAATAACATCTGGTCCAATCTGTGTAATAATAAAATTAGATGAATAATCTAATACCATTGCATTATAATAGTTGGTTGCTTGTGTTATATCAGTAGAACCAATTGTAGTTTGTTTAGTAGCACTTCTTATTGTTTTAAATGTTTGTGAAGCAGTAGCAGTTGAACTTGGTGGGAAACCATCTAACCAACTTAATGATAATATTGAGTTTAATGTTGTTGGTCCTGTAAACCTTATACGAATTGGCATCTTATTTTATTTATTTTTAATTATTGTTTTTAGAATGATATAAGTGGTGAAGCAGAGTTATAATATAAATCTTTAATCTGATACACAGCATATCTAATTGCATCCATAGCATCATCCCAAGCTTTTGCTGGTTCATCTAAAATCTTATCACCAATTCTTTTCCACATATAGTTTCTATATTCTTTCTTTAGGTTATCATCATTCTCAAAACAATTTATCTTAAATTGTTTAACATTTATTATACCATCTTTAACAGACTTGTTAGCATTCTGTGTATTAAATAGGTTATCTCTTAATTCTTGAATGATTTCTGGTCTCGAATAGTCACACATAATTTCATTTACTGTATCAACACCAACTGACTGCATTCTTTCTACTAACTCTGGTGTAGTTAAATAACTCTCATATATTAAAGTCTCAATAAAGATTTCATCCTCATAGTAATATACTTTAACTAATGCGGTAGGGTGATTATAACCAAAATCTAATCCATAAATGTAATCTACGAAGTAATCAGGTTTCTTATCAGTAAAGTTCCAGTTTAAATAAACATTCTTTCTTGACATTGCTCTTTCACCTAATGCGTATATTTGATATAAAGCATCATCTTTGAACCTAAGGTCTTCAATTTGTTTTATAATAGATTTCTCTATAAATGGATTATCTTTGTAGGTGGACTTTATTATGATACTATCTACTGGGTCTAAGTCATATATCCAACAATCAGCATCAGATGGATTGTAATCTACAATAAACTTACCAGTAGTTCTCATATTCAATTGTAGAAAATCATCATGTTGTAATTCATTTGCTTCATTCGCCCAACATAAGTCACGTTTTCTACCACGTAGTTTTTGTTCATCATCAGTTGAGAAGAATTCTAATATGGTTCCATTACTAAAGGTATATATATTCTCTGTTTTATTATGTCTTTTACGGTCATATAGTTCTAACTCTTTCATAACATTAAAAAAGTCTCTCATAACAGTTGCTCTTAAAGTAGGGAATGTTTTTCTAATAATAGATATAGTTTTATCTGGATTAGATAAAGCCCATACAATAACTAACTGACATAAGGACCAAGTCTTAGATGACCTTGATGAACCTTGGTTTACTATAAATCTTTTCTCTGAATTAAGTGCATCAAAGTTCTTCTGGAAAACTATTGTAGCATTTATTTCCATCTTAATATCTTTTTTATTTTATGTTTTCTAATAATTGCTCTTATTATTAGTGAACTATAAACTACTCCTCCTCGTCTTCTATACAAAATAGTCTTTTAATTTTATTCATTCTCTTTAATGAGTTTATAAAACCAGTAATAATATATTTATGTTTATTATGCAATTCTTGTAAATCCTGTAATTCTAGTAAAGTTGTCATATATTGAGTTGTTTTATTCATTATCTTTATTAGGTTGAACTATATTTATCTTAATTTCTGACACTATCTTTTCTCCATCAGAAGTTATATCAACACTATCAGAATAACCTCTCTTACGAGCTCTATATCGTAAATAAAAGTGTATTGACTTCTCACTTCCTTCTTTAATCTTTTTTAGTAATTGACTTTCTGCTAAATCTAAAGCAAGTTCATTTATTTCTTCAACTGTTTCTTTAAAATCAACATCTTCTTTACAATACTGGTAGAATGTTTTTCTTGATACCTTTGCTTCTTCACAAGCATACGATACTATACCTAAATGACGTTCTAAGCAGATTAGAAGTCTT